GCGCTTTCCTCGAGCCAGTCGGCTTGGTCACCAGCGTCTCGAATGTTTTTTTGAACACCGTCAATCAACCGTCCGGCTGGTCGCTGTCGGCGCCCAACTCCCTTGTGTTTACAACAGCGCCCGGCCCGGGCGTCTCGATCGCCGCAACCTTTACATACGCCTTCGAGTGCCGGTTTGATTCCGACGACCAGGATTTCGAGGAATTCATGTCGAACCTATGGCAGGTCGACAGTCTCAAATTCAAATCAGTGCGGACCTCGTGAAATTCTACGTTAGCCGGTTGGTGTTTCCCCACGTACCCTAAGTCGATCCGCAGCAAGCGGAGAAGTTCGCTCGACCGGCGCTCCGGCAATTTCCACCGCCACGCGCTGGCGAAACGACCTACATCCATAACGATAAGACTTGCTCACGGGATCTCCAAGCTGGTCGCCGCTCGATAGGCGATGTGAGGAAGTCGCTCTCATGATTATTGCCAACACCCCTTATTTTCTGGGCGGAGGCGTTGCAATGGATTTGCTTATGGCGGCCCTCTGGAAATTTTTTTGGTCATGAAACAGACCTCTACTGCAGTCATCAACCTCATCAACGCCGCGCGCGCGGCCCAAGACGCCCCGATTGTCTTTGCCGAATGCTTCACCTTCATCACTACGACGGGCACGGCCTACACATGGACGAGCGTCGATTATGACGTCGTTTTCAACGGATTCGCCTTCAACGCATCGGGTCCACTCGTCTCTGGCCTCAAATACAAGGGATCAGTTGGCCTTGAAGTCGACAAGCAGCAGATCACCATCGCCGCGCGCCCAACTGATCTTATTAACGGAGCTCCATTCCTTATTGCCCTCAGGGATGGTGCTTTCGACGGCGCCCCCGTTCACCGCGATCGCGTTTTTCTCACCGGTCCAGGTTCTGTCGTTGGTGGAGTCCGCTTATTCCAAGGCCGCGTCTCTACCGTTGATAACGTCGGCCGCACCCAAGCCACTCTGACCGTCGCTTCGGATCTCGTCATCCTCGATTACGACATGCCGAAAAACCTGTTTTCTCCGACCTGTCTGCACGTCCTCTATGACGCCGGCTGCGGGATCGTTCGCGGCACATTCTCTCTGGATGGCGCATGCGAGGCAGGCTCGAACTCGAGCACGATCAATTTCTCAGGCGCGCGCGCTGGCGACGTTCAAGGCTCGCTTGTCTTTACTTCGGGAGCCAACGCCAACCTGCGCGCTACGGTCAAATCGGTCGGTGTCGGCGCGCTCTACAACCTCATGTATCCGCTGCCATTCGCGCCATTGGCTGGCGATCGGTTCAACGTCGCCTTCGGCTGCGATCACACCCAATCGACCTGCGCCAACAAGTTTAACAACCTCCCCAACTTCCGCGGCTTCCCTTACGTGCCGCCACCGCAAGTGGCCTTTTGAGGGCGCGATGAAACATGTATTCCCATCCGACCTTGTTGTAGAAAATGAAACATCCGCGGCTCTGCGCGATGCACTCGCCTATCTCGACGAGCATGGCTGGCGCCAAGGAACGGCGACGGGCAAGAATGGCGGCGTATGCGTCAGCTATGCGCTGCAGATCGTTGGCGGAGGGCTTTGCTCGCCGGCGGCCGATCGCCTGCGTCAGGTGATTGGGTCGCACAGCATCGAAACCTGGAATGATTCCGGCCTGACGACTTTCGACACGGTCCGCGCCGCAATTCTCATGGCGATCGAGGGGACTCAATGACACACCTGAGCGCGATGATCCTAACAATCGCTCTTGCGCTAGGCGGTGCGCTGAACGGCTGCGCCAGCCCGAACTCGTGCCTGTCATTGTCAGCCGCGACAGACAAGCAGTGCAGGCCGTGATTCATTCCGCGCTCCTCGACCCAATTCTCGACGGGCCGTTCATCGTTGAACTGAAGGCGTTGGCGCACACGCAGCGCGAGGAGGTCGTCTCCGCGGCGCGCGATTGGATCGGAACACCGTACCACCATGCGGCAGACCTCAGGGGACATGGCGTCGACTGCGCGATGTTGCTCGTTCGCGTCTACTGCGACGTAGGACTCGTCGAACCGTTCGACCCGCGCCCTTACACTCGCGATTGGTTCATGCACCGCGGCGAGGAAAAATATCTCGGCTTCCTGTTCGATCGCGCGCTTGAGGTCCGCGAGCCGGGCCTTGGCGACACGGTCGTCTTTCGCATCGGTCGACTCTTTGCGCACGCGGGAATCGTGAGCCGGATCGACCCTCTCTCGGTGATCCACGCCTTCGCTCCGCTGGGGTGTGTCGTCGAAGATATCGTTGCATCCGGCGAGCTCGCCGGAAAATTCAAGACCGCCAAATTCGCGAGCTATTGGGGCTGAAATGAGCTTCCTTCGCCGCAGCAACAATGACAAGCCCGACTTCACGTCGCTGCAAGTCCAGACTTCGACTTCGACGCTGCCGATCCCGATTGTCTGGGGTCAGAACAAGGTTGCGCCGAATCTGGTCTGGTTTGCCAACTTCAAGGCCGTTCCTGGTAGTTCTGGAAAGGGCGTCGGCGGCAAGGGCGGTCTTTTCGGAGGCGGCGCCTCCGCGGGGAATAGCTACACGTACACTGCTGACCTCATCATGGCGCTGTGCGAGGGGCCGCTATCGCCAGGAGGCGAACTCAGGAACGGGATCGGATTCATCTGGAAAGACCTCGGCGTCTACGTCCAATTAGAATTGGGACTCGGTTCGTTCCCTGGCGCGACGCCGCAAGAACTCTGGCCGTATTTGGCTGCGCTCTACCCGCAAAACGCTCTCGCCTATCAAGGGACCGCCTATCTTTGGGCTGGCGGCTATAACCTCGGCGACACCGCCTCGATCGGCAACCATAACGTCGAGGTCTATGGCCCTCTGGCGGGAACCGGCGCCAACGGCATCGACGCCGATCCGGCGCTGGTCATTCAGGATTTTTTGACAAACGCGCAATACGGCTGCGGCTTCAATCCGGCGTCGATCGACGGTGGCTCGCTGTTCGCAAACCCGGATTCGTTTCAAGCCTACTGCCGAGCGATGGGCTATGCCTTCTCTCCCGCCCTGACCAATCAGGAACAGGCATCAAGCATCCTGACACGATGGCTGCAGATCTTCTCAACTGCCGCGGTATGGAGTGGCGGCCTGCTGAAATTTATCCCCTACGGAGACACTGCGATCTCCACGGGGCAGGAACAGACTTTCAGCATACAGCTGTCGATTCCGGTTCCGATCCCTGTGTCGTCCGGTGGTTCTCTGCCGGCACTGGTGAATGTCGCGTCGGCAAGTCAATTCGTTTCAGATGGTGGCGTCGTTTACGCGGCGTCTCCTGGGCCTCTCATCCCTGCCGGGACACCTCTCGTCTTCATTGGCGCCCGTGAGCCTACCGTAGCAGGCGAATATGGGATGTTCCCTTCTGGCACCTACGTCTTCGGCCAGGCGGATCAGGGTAAGCCGGTCGTCATCACGTACACCGCCGGATCTGCTGGCAACTTCACGCCGAACCTGACCCCGGTGTACGCGCTCAGCGATACAGACTTTGTCGACGAGAAGGGCAACAAGGACCCCGTCCAGGTCGAGCGTGTCGACGTCTTCTCGCTGCCGACGATACAGCGGGTTGAAGTCTTGTCGAGAGGAAATCAATATAGCGCGGTCCCTGTCGAAGCTCGCGATCAAAGCCAGATCGAGATCTTCGGTCCGCGCGTCGGCTCCACCGTTCAAGCGCACGAGATCTGCGACGAGTTCATCATGGGCCCGGCAATCGCGCAGACGATCTTGCAGCGCGCACTCTACGTCCGAACCAAGTTCACGTTCAAACTGTCCTGGGAATATTGCCTGCTCGATCCCATGGACATCGTCACGATCACCGACGCGAACCTGGGGCTGTCGAACTATCCGGTTCGGGTCATCGAGATCGAGGAGTGCTCATGACCACGATCATCGGCTCATGTCTCTTTCGTTCCTCTACCGCACCACTTATCGCCAAGATCGCCGTCCCCGCTCTTATAGTCGCGCTTGCTTGTGTAACGCCATATCAAGTCAATGCGATGCTGGGGCTTCCGATCTCGGCACCCCCCGCATCGCTGCCCGCTTATGCCGAACTCATCGCCTTGGTGGACTTGTGGTTACGTCAGAGAAACACTCCGCACGCGCCTACGAGACGATGCTAAACAACAATCTAAAACGGATATTACATGACGCACAAAGCCGGCTCAGCCCTGGCGAAAGGGTAATGCTGGTGAAAGCCCTTGGAACGAAGCGAACGGACGCAAAGGAGCTGCGCGCGCCAGATGAGCCCGATTATGAACTGGACGATTCCTTCTTCTCACTCCCTCCGAAGGACTGATTATGAGTCATCACCCGAGTTTCGCCGATTGAGATGCTTAGATCTGAATCGCGGTAGGGTGCTCAAAATTGGAGCCGTTTGTGGATCTGTCCAGATCCATCGGGGCGATCGTTCCGTTAGGGTGCAACCCGCGACAAAGTCGTGGTTTTGGAGTGCAG